GAATATATTGACTTTCGTCAATTACTGTTACTTGTACGCCGGGTGATATGAGAGCCATGGTTGAATCCTTTTCAAGTTCTAATATTTATAGAGACCTTGAAAAAAACAGCCGTTTTGAATACCTTTGCCCAAGGTCCATGCCGCTAAATACCGTATGAGACCCATTTGTCAAGCCTGTCACCAACGCCCTTGTGCTGTGAACTACAAACGTGATGACATCACACACTATCGATCAAGATGCGAGACTTGTGCTAGAAAGGGGCGGGGGCTCAAGCCCAGAGAGCCACGATGGAAATCAGCTGGCTATAAGAAAAAAATGAGTTGCGATCGCTGTGGATTTCGAGCCAAATACGCTGGCCAGATCTTTGTGTATCATGTGGATGGCAACTTGAACAATGCCACGCTCAAGAATCTCAAATCAGTTTGTAGAAACTGCGAAGTAGAACTGTCTAAGAGCGATCTTGCGTGGCGACAGGGCGATCTTGAACCTGACTCGTAGCTAACAATTTTACCTGCTGATACAAGTCGTCTAAAGTGCCATTGTTATCTAGCACAGCGTCAAACTCAGTTCCTACCCAGGCAGTTTCTGACGCATGAATCCCTAGTTTTTCTAGTTTTCTATGACTCAGTGCCCATGTTGAATTGCCGTTGGCGCCACGATTAACACTCACAGCTGAGTTATACCATGTAGGCTCGGAACCGCGCACCACACGGATCACACGCCCTCCAGCATTCTTAATGGCCAAAATTTCATTGGGAAAACGGCAATCTGAAATCACAACATCATCTTGACTGTGTCGTAGTTTGTTTTCCAAGCTGGCAATCCAGATGTCATCATGAAAACCGGCTCTGCATACTTCTGTACCCCAGTATTGCAAAATCCAACGCGGTGTTAGTGTGGGCATGCCCAGGCGTTCTGCCCACCATGGATCCACACGTTCACGCCATTCACGAGCTTGTTTTGTGCGCCCTTCCAGCATGGTTCTATCCCAACCAAACACCTGTGCCACAGCATCTTTAAGTGTGGAGGCAAAACTTTCTCTGCGAAAGTGATGCAAGTTTACAAGGTAGTCAGCGATAGTGTCTTTGCCAGACCCAATGAATCCACAGATGCCAATGATCATTTTAACTCCCGAACGTTGAGGTATTTAAGTGTATTTTGTAGCATACCAATTTGTCTGCGGCAGTCTTCTAGTGCATGGTGTGTGGTAGGAGGCATGGGTTGTTCGGGCCATAACGAGAACACTGTGCGGCTGTCACGTACCATGTAGTACTGCCAGGGCAAGGGTTTGTTATAGCTCTTGTAGGCATGCTCCAGGATGTTCATGTCGTATGTTGGACCTTGCGCCCAGATTCGCTTGGCATGCCAAATTAGCCGGCCCAATTCATCAAGAGCCTCATCTAAAGGTACACGGTCTTCTTCAGCAAATGCTTCGTCACGCACCACAGCAGGTTGTGTGGCCCACCAGTCTATGGTGCCTTGCTGTATGCTACGAGTTTCTTGGCTTTCTAATGTAACTCTTGTGTAAAATGATTGTTCGTAATAGCCCACGCCAAACGGATCAAAAGCCTGGGCGGCAATGGTAAGAATAGTAGTGTCGGGGCCTGTTCCCAGGCCTTCAAGATCAATCATTAAGTCCATGCTACATTATAGCAGGAGTTTATGTTTGTGTCAATTAGCCAATTATCCAATAACCCAAGTTAAGGGCTGACTGCCATCTACATACATTTTAAGTTGCTCAAGTAACCCATCCATTTGGGTTTGAGCTTCGGCTTTCATGGCAGCTCCATTTAGAGTACCACCGCCCTGCGGGCCAGCGATAGTGCCAAACTTTTCACGTGCTTCGCCAATGATCATTTTACAGTTGGCCACCATGTAGTCTTTTATCCATTGTTGAATTTGATAGTCACTCAGCAAGTTGATTTCAGGTTTTAGATTGTAAGTCCAAATTAACACAGCTTCACCGGTGTTTTTAGGATCACGCATGAGTTGTAATTTTTTAGTAACCTGATTGAATGTGTAATTGAAAAAACCGCCAAACATCTTGGCAGCCAACTCAACGTATTGACTGTAAAAGTCATAGGTAGCAAGGCCGCCTGCTACGTTGAAGTTCATCAAGTAAACATTTAATGATGCTTGTGCAAACGGATCAAAATTTGACGCAAACGGACCAGTGGCATCACCAAAAGTTCTGCGAAAGCACTGGCGCACACTCACAACTTCTTGGGGTAGTGTGTAGATGTTTTCGTCTTTGACTAGTGTGAAAAAACTATAACTTTCTTCATAAGCATTGTTGGCTCGTTGACGGTAAGTGCCAATTGTTTTGGCATACGCGGCTTCGTAGTGTGCTGGATCTAATTCCAAATCAATAATTTGACTGCCCAGCTGAAGCTGTACATATTCAATGAGATTTTGTTTGAGTTGAGAAAGTGTGTCTTGCTGTTCTGCCATAGGGACTCCTGGTCCCTGTATTTATTGTAATTCCTGCAGTTCTTTTGCTTTGATTTGCGATATAGGAATTGTTTTATTTTTCAGTGTGGCATAAATTTGTCGATGTTTTTTATCTGCAAGTACTGGGCAAAATTTGCATTGAGGCAGCACATCGTCAATTGTCTTTAGAATATCAGTGCCCTGTTGTTCTACTTGATCTATGGTGTAGGGACGATATGCATTGATCAGTTCACGATCAGCTGAGCTGATGGCCAGTGGATGTTGTTGATCAAACTCAGGAAACAACGGGGCAGGACCGCACTTGTTCAAAGCACCACGTATAAAATGATAGTTTTTCCATTGTACAAATCCACAGTTTTGGTGTGCCAATTCTGGGTCGTTGCTGAACAATGTCAGCTCGCCGTTTTCATTTTTGGTAACTGCGGCATTGTAAAAATTGTCTTGTATCCAAAAATGTACCCTAACTCCGTTTTCGTCAAGCAGTGCCAAATCGGCTCCGTACATGATTTCTTTGTCAGTTAAGATTTGTATATTCCCGCGAAGAAATTTTTTGGCTTCTTGTACATAAAAATCCATGTCTGCTATGTTGTGAATACTGATACCAATCCAATGCTTTAGTTGAGTGGGATCTGGATCCCAGGCTAGCAATGTTTCATAAAGTCCCGGTGTTTGATTTAAACGTGTTCCGTTGGTCAAGATCTGTACTGGCTTTTTCCATATGTTGCCTAATCCTGTTATCCACTCATTTATAGAAGGATTAAGCAGTGGTTCACCACCAAGAATAACCAGGTGTTTGATGTCAACCAATTCAGCCCAACGTTGATGGATGGCCTCATAGTCGCTCCACCGTTGCCATCCGGCAAATTTATAATCATTGAATCGATTGCACTGATCACAATTTAAGTTACAAACATTTGTGATGTAAAATTCGACTTTGTCTAATACATATCTGGAATCGTTGAGCATCTGATATTTACCAGGCTTTGAGCACCATCAAATTCTCTGTACCACGTCCGTTAAACGGAGTTTCTGTAGTGGTCAAGTCCTTGTAGATCTTTCTTGCGGCTGGCTTGCCTGCGGCACCCATAGCTCGGAGTACCTCTGCTGGCTTTCGCACAGTTTTTTGCTGGCTCTCAATTGTACTAAACCCAATGATAGCGTTGCTCTTTACAGTAAATGCCTGTGCATGACTGTCAGCAACAATATGGATTAGCTTGCGTTTTTTAGTGTCATACAACCAGGCTTCTGACTTGTCCACTAGGCTTGCAGCCGGTAAGCCTTTGAGCTTGAGCTCTGCAAATTCTACAATACACTTGAACTTTGCGGCACGTTTTTCTGGGCTCACTGCCTTGACTGCTCGTGGCTTGCGTTCGACCTTTTTAATCTGCACATAGGCGCCACAGTCCGAAATCACAAGCTCACAGAACTTTACGCAATTCTTTAACTGTATTTTGGTGAGATAATTGTAGCCCTGTGCCAAGTCCGCATCTTTGCCTGCCACTGCCTCGTCAAACTCTGTGAGTTTACGGGTCCAGATTTGCTTGATGTCATTCACCATTTGTGGGGCAATGTTTAGGCTACGCATGAGCACCACGGGCTTGTAGTCTGCGTTGAGTTTGGCTCCTGACGCAATGAAGTCGTCAAACAAGCCATCTAACTCACCTGCGCATTCCGATACCTTCTCACGCAGGCGATCTTGGATGGTGATTCGTGGCACTGAATCATCAACGGGTACTTCTGCTACCTCTTCATCTTGTTTGGATTCCAAAATCTCTTTTAGTAAGTTATCCAATTTGATCTGCTCGTGATCTGTGAGCTCCAGCCCTACCATGCTCATGCGACACAACCAGCCTGTTGTGAGTCGGATTGAGCTGTCTGGAATACGTTTGAGTGTGCGAACATCGTCTTTGCGACCATGTGTTTCTAGATAGTTTACAATCATCTCACGGGCATCTTTTTTGCCATAAAAGTAGTTGTACCATGAGAATGCATGACTGAAAGCACTGATGCGGCCTTCTGCGGGTTGCACTCGCCATGTAGGCTCCATGCCCATGGCATTGGTATCCGCACTACGTGGATTTAGGGGTTTGACAGGTTTTGTTGCGATCATAATTATTCCTTACTTAGTTTTGGGCAGGTGTTTGACGGCGTCAAACAGTTTGGCAGCACGTTTAACGTCAAAATTTTTGTGTTTGTACATCCAGGCTTTTTTGCGCTCTGCTGTTTCTAGGGCTTCTGCCAAGCGCCATTTAGTGTCAAAGTCCACTGTCATTATTATACGGCTCATGTCCACAATGTCAAGAGCGTACTCTACCCATTTTTCTGTAGCTTTTATTTTGTCATAGGACTGTATAAATCCCTTGCCTTTTGGGCCTGTGTACTTTGTTAAAAAGTTAGCGGCTTTCATAACATACTCCTAGAGTGGTTAAGTATGTATTATAGCAAAGATTGATTTTGATGTCAATCTTTGCTGGTGTTGTTTTTAGAACACAGTGCCACGAAACTGCTCGTAATCGTAGAATGCTACTAAAGTACTATCTCGAAAGTAAACTGTAATGCCGCCCAGATCCTCACGAGCATCCCATGCCGTTTGCTCCAAAATAACATTAGTAGCACGTACCTCAAGCTCGTCCATTAAGTCCTCGCCTGTGTCCTTGTAGCTTTGCAGGGCTTCTGCCTCATAATCTAAAGTGTATACTTCAGTATTATTAATTTGTGCGCTTTGTGCATCTGTAAGCAT